AGTTTCATGTACGCAAACTCTTCATTATTTTGAAACCCCCAAACATCTTTAGCCTTCATGATCGAATATGATGTCAGGCATTCAGGACATTTTCTATCTATGACGTTGTATATTTCCTGCGCAGTCTTTTGTGTAGCACCCCTTGGGAACTTGACAAAAAAGTACGGAGTAAATGAGGTAGTGACACATACAGACTTTCCGTCTTGAGTCTTTCCAAATATACTCACTAAATGTTCACTTTCAACATCCCTCGCCTCCCACGTGAGAGCTTGGAAGACGACCATATGTTTATATTGAGCGAAAATTTTAATATCATTTACTAATAAATGTCTGCCGCTTTAATTGAGCTCGTGTCGGTGGGTGCCCAGGATGTCTACATCACGGGTGATCCCCAGGTCAGTTTCTTCCGCCAGAACTATAAACGATACACCAACTTCGCCATGAAGCCCGAGCGTATGGATTACATTGGTACGTTCGGTTCCAATAACGAGGTTTCTATTCCTATCAGGTCCAAGGGTGACCTCTTGAGTTATGTTTGGATTGAAGCCACCAACATCGCCGGTATTCAACAGAACAGTGCCGGTCTCCATTCTAATAACGCCGCTACCCCTACCGAGTTCAGTCTTTGGATCGGTGGTCAGATGGTTTCGCAACTTGATTCCCTCTTCATTCAAGGTGTCTACAACCCTCTCATGCGTGATTCCGCTGCCAAAGCTTCCTTTGCGGTTACCACCAACAGTCGCAAGGATAACCACTCCGGCAACTATTACATGATCCCCTTCTTCTTCGGTGAGGACTGGACCAAGTGCCTACCTCTCGTGGCGCTCCAGTACCACGATGCCGAGATTCGCATCAAGTGCCGAGACAACTTTACTCCCGGTTCGACCCCCAAAGTCTTTGGTAATTACATCTATCTGGATACGGATGAGCGTAAGTTCTTCACCGATAACGATCACGAATTGCTCATCACTCAGACCCAGAATCAAATGCTCACCAAAACGGACACCGATGTCGATCTCAGTTATTTCAACCACCCAGTAAAGTCTCTTCACCTAGTGTCGGGTAACGCTACAGGTAACAATTGGGATGATGAGTTTAGTTTCCAGAAGTCTTCCCTCTACATTAACGGTGTGGCCCTCTTCGAGGAAACCTCTAACGTGTACCACCACGATATCGTCCCCGAAATGCACTGTACTGATCTCCCCGATGACATCATCGATGATCTCCCCACCTTCTCGTGGCCATTCTGCTTGACTATGAGTAAGATGCAACCCACCGGCTCCCTCAACTTCTCTCGTATCGACAACGCCAAGCTTAGTATCACCAACCCTTCGGGTGGTAACCAACTTCACCGTGTCTATGCAGTCAACTATAACATTCTTCGTATCAAGAATGGTATGGCTGGTGTCGCTTTCGGTAACTAGTTCCAGTTGTCAATCAAAGTTTTCGTCTTTTCGTACATCTTCTTTCCATAGAAGGTCTTATTCTTCTCTCCCTCCCAAATTGTGAGTCGGTCTTCAAGGAAATCCTTGAACGTATCCGAGTCACAGTTAGACTTGTATCGAACATTTTCGCACTTAAGTGCCTCCTCCATAGCAGCTAAACGACAATCCATTGAACGCTTAGCAAACTCATCAGGAGTGATACGACTGGACACATCGGCTGCTTTCTTGTTCATATATATCATGGACGACTCTACACTTTATACCATTTTGTACTATTGTCGTTCGTGTCGGAAGACATATGACGGTCATGCTCAGTGCTGCTTTGAGATGGATCATACCAAAGTTAAAATCCCCACACATACTAAATGATACCACTTATCATAGCTGGCGCCCTTACTGGAGCTCTCGCATACACCTACATGGGTCAGAACCTCGTGTCCGCCTCTGAAGCCAAAAGGCTTATCAAAAAGGGTAAGATAAAGAAGGTCATCGACGTTCGCACAACCACAGAGTACCGTGCAGGACATTACCCCAGGGCACTTCACATCCCTGTCGATAAGATTAACGAAAAAACGACTACGGAACTCCCCAAGAAGGGTTTACTCGTCTACTGCAACACTGGGCAGAGGGCCAGATTTGCGGCAGAGAAATTGGAGGAACTTGGATTCGAAGATGTCTACTATATCGCTGGAACGTATAAGGGGTTACTTTAGTTTGACCCCTAAAACCCTCCGCAACTTCTGAAGGACACTTGGATCTGGAATGGCTCGTCCAGACTCATATGAACTTATGATACCCGCATTCACCCCAACTGCGATTGCTAAATCTTTTTGTGTTTTGAAACCTTTAGCAATACGCCCCTGTTGAATCATCTTCGCCATGGAGAGTGGTACCTTCTTGTGTGTACCAAGCTCCTCATCCTCCAACTTTTGCTCCTTCGTGCGCTCATAGTGTTTAGGTGGGGGTCTCTGGTTAGCAGGGGCAGCTTTCCCGTGGATGATAACTGGATTCCAGTCCTGATGATTCATCTGTCTAGATAGTGCGTTTTGTTTTTAAGATTCTTTCCAAACGTTCCTTTTCCTTCCGCATAAAGATCGTCAGTTGAATAACTTCACCTTCGAGCGTCACCCGTCCATGTTGCTTGAGAGAAGATACATTTTCAACTCTTACTAGGTCCACCCATGACATTTTAGACTCTGGTGTTTTACTGTGATGTATCGCCAATACGGCAGCATCTATCTTCACATCCTTGGGAAGTCGTTCACCCTCGTAACATACAACCACGTGTGCACCTGGATACCCACTCGCATGTATCCACCAGTGCCCGGGATCGCTTGTATTCGTGAGTTGGTCATTCTCTTTTGCAGTCTGTCCCACCCGAACAGGTATATTACCTGATGCGATGTATTCTAGCATTCTATTTCCTCGTTACCAATACAATGCACGTCGTCCTTAAGCCCAGTCCTTCCGTGACCCACAAGTATCGTGTCATCCTCCCAAGTAAAAGGGCAATCGATTTCGGCCAGAAGGGTGTTCAATATTACCCCGACCACTGCGATGCTCGTCTCATGCGAGCGCATCTTATTAGGAAAGGTGCTATCATTCCTAAGAAGTTGCGGATAGAAACAAATCACAATGAAATACACCGGGGTATGCTAGGTGTAGATGAGAGTGAAAAGGAGGATTGGGAAGATTTTTTCAGAGCGGAGTACTGGGAACGATGGATGTTATTGTCCTACCCCGACGTGAATAAGGCTAAACTCTACATGACCATGACGAAAGGTTTCCTCTTCATACCGCAACCTGAAGACTTTTGGTTTTCTAATTACCAGTAATTTTTATCTGACAATCATCTGAAATTTATTTTTATTGGTAGGTTGTAATACTGATGGGGGTTCATAAGTGTATCCATTCGTTGCTATATATTTTACACCATTTTCTAATAACTTACCACGATGTAAATAAGTGAATGTCGTAGGGAAAATTACAATCTTTCCCATTTTTGGTTGTATAATTTTACCACAACTAAACTCGGTAGCTCCACCAGATTCTTTGTCAACGTCATTCAAATAGATTATATATGTAAAAGCTTTATAACATATTGGGATCGTGGCGTCATAATGCCATTTATAATAACCACCTGGGACCGTCTTCTGAATCTGAGGAGGAAATACATAGCAATGTTTCATCATATGACATAGTAAATCATCTCTATCAAAATTATTACCTTTTAAAAATGCCTGATAACTATTTTGGGCTTTTCGTAACATTTTAGTAATATACATTTCTTCATTGTACCATCTATCCACATTATATATCCTTAAATCCACACTCTTCTTACTTGAATTTATACCATTAATAGTACTACCTTCAAATTTATTTTCATCACTTTCAAATTTTTCTATTAAATGTTTACAAAATTCAGGTGTAATAAAATTATCACACTCATAAATCAATTCCATTTTATATTTTATATAAAACTATTTTTTAAGTATCATCGGTAGATCCAAATCCATTAGAACCCCTCTCGGTATCTTCTACAATACTAATCTCTTCGATAGGTGGTGTCTCGCACCTCTCGAGGACGAGTTGTGCGATGCGGTCACCTTTCTTGATTTCAAAGTCATTCTCCCCATGATTGAATAGAACAACCTTGATTTCACCCGTATAATCTGGGTCAATAACACCCGCACCGACATTGATACAATGCTTCACAGCTAGCCCAGACCGGGGGGCGACGCGACCATATACACCCTGGGGAAGAACAACGGTAATACCAGTACCTACAAGCGCTCTTCCAGCCTGGCACGGTACAACGGCATCTTCGGAGCTGTATAGATCATATCCCACAGCACCATCAGAACCACGAGTAGGCACAATAGCATCATAAGTCAATTTCTTTACACCGAGGGACATCTATTTGTATTAGTTCTCAAATCCTTAAGTCTTATTTGGCGTACTTCTTTTTCTCATCATCTGAGAGTGCGCGCCACATTTCACCGAGCTTAGAGCCGATTTCCGTGAAGGATAATTTAGGAAAGTCCTTTACAACTTTCGATCTCATCTTCTTGACGAAGTTCATGTAGGCGTTCAGCTTGCGTTTAGGTTTAGTGGTGGTCATTATACTACTACATGATATTTAATTTTTTAACGCTGGGTTCTGTTTAGAATATGTGAGCGCACAAATTCCACAACTGAAAATATTTATAAAGTATTGACACCCGAGAACATGTATTTTTACGAATAAACTTTCATTTTCATAATATTTCATCATGAAAAGAGTTACAATTGTTTCATAAAATACCCGGATCATCAAATTTGATATGCGGTATATGAGATCTATATGGACATGTATAGAACTTCCTCTAGGAATAATTCTACGAAGGGTTAACAATGTTGTATCAATTTCAACCAGACCAACCAGAGAAATGAGCCGAGATTCCTCTGGATACATGATGGGTCTGAGCAGAGCCAACAAACAAACTATATGGTGCGCTATGATGAGAGACCTATAGACGTGTACAATCTTTGGCTGGAGTAATATCCATAACAAATCGTACGACATGTATATCGTGATGGCATGTGTCAAGAACATCGAATATACAGTGTAGCCAAGGAACACGTCGGCTATACATAGAGCTGAGAAGGGTGCTAGAAATACTAATGATGCCATATCATGAATAAGAATTGCCCGGTCCTTATTCATTATATGTGTATGCGATATTCTTTTAAACAAAAAGCATTCAAGGGGTTTCGAACCCCTGACCTCAAGCTTACTAAGCTTGCGCTCTACCACTGAGCTATGAATGCGAGAGTGTTGAGAGCGGGGTTCGAACCCGCGCGTGCGTAGCACAGACGATCTTAAGTCGTCCTCCTTAGACCACTCGGACATCTCAACTTTGGTGATACGTACACCGTCTTATTTACTAGTTTCTTGGCGGAAGAGGTACAGCCTCGTATTGTATTGTTGCGGGTTCCAAACTCCCTAAAAGATTTTCCAAAAGACCTCGTTGTTCTCGTATAGGTCTCGATATATTTTCAAATCTAGAAACCCTAGATCTTAGAAGTTCACGCTTCATGTTAACGAGTTCCTGTTGTAAAGTCTCAACCTTTTCCAGGGCTTGTAAGTAATCATTTGTAAGATTAAGTAAATATACCTTCTGGGTTTCTCCACCGAGAGCATACAGTCGTTTGATGTTATCACAAAGTTCGAGATAGGTACCCTCCGATAGGCTATTCCTATTCTCATCCACCAAAGTCATGATATTCCGGATTGGATCATCGGACGACATACTTTTATTGGGTTTCAAATCTTTAAGCATTTTGGTGGTGGTTCGAATGCCGTCTGTTCTTTGAGTTCTTGTCGCTGTTTCATCTTCTTAATGTCCGCACCTTGACAATCATGTTTCGTTAGATTAATACAACTCGGACAAAAACTACCTTCACAATAATTACAATCGATCGGGACCCCGCATTTCTTCTTACAGCGTTGACACGGCATTTCTACTATTAATTCGGATAAAGATTTTAAGTGACTTTTGTCTAGAATGTCCCTCACTTACGCCCTTTCTAAACCAATCGCCCCATCCGAGTACACCCGCCTCAAGACAACCCTGAAAAAGTCTACAGCTGGATATGGAACTGCTTTGAGTGCTTCGTATTTCATCACACAGGGGGCTGACCAGGGTGTATCGGCCGTTTTGGGAGCCGCTGCGTCGTACGCGTAT